AACGCCTTCCTGTCCGCGCTCCTTGAGCGCGTCATTGAGTCGAAGCCATGGAAGTCCGGCAAGTGCTGCCTTGTAGTAGTCAGCAACTGTCTGCGCAGACTCGCGACCAACATCAGTGTAGACAAATCGCAAGCCCTTGTCATAAAGCCAAACAACTTCTCTAGTGATGTAGTCCGCAATAAGTTCGCAAAGCGGAGCAATGCCGTTGTCGGCAGTGAACGCCGCGCCGTACTCTGACGAACTCTTGTTCACGTCAAAGTTTAGCCCGATGTCTTGCGCCTGAACGCCGAAGACTGCGCAGATCTTGCGTGCAAGATAGATCTGCCACTCCATGAACTGCATGTCTCGGTTTGACTGCGCCATAGGAATCCACTTGACCCCCTTACCGCCACCGGTGATCGCGGTCTGGCTCTTGCCTGCGATTTCGCCTTCCCAATAGTTCTTGAAGGCATCAACCTGATCAGGGCGAACGCCTTCGCCAAGATCAATAATTCCCGGTGGGGTCGCCTGCTCAACAATGTTGTTGTTGTACTTAGCCGCCCGAAGGTCCGCCTCAATGGTCTCAGCAAGAACCTCTAGCGGTGAGAGGCCGAGCGGGGAATACGTCACTCGGTTTCCCACAATGACAATCATCTCTTCGTTCAGGTACTCGGCAATGATCTTTCCGGTCTCGTCGTATTCAAAGTATCGCGGCTTCTTTAGGTTTGTTCCGTCCCAGTCCGGGTCGAAAGCGATTCTTGCACCATCTTTTGGCCAAAGGTTCTTAACCGGCCTTCCGCTTCTTCCCGCCCGCGCCCCGACAGTATGTTCTTTCTCAATGCAGCCCTGATCCAGGACAAGAATATCCTCAACGATTGGCTCGATGAATGACCTCCACGAATCAAGACGCGTATTTGGATCTCGCAAAAGATCCTTAATCGTCTTTACGTTTGCTTCGTTGACTTCACCGTTGCCATCAATGCTGACAATGTCCCACTTTGCGCGGCTGATCTGCTGCCTGCGAAGATTAATTGCAGATCTAATCCATGGGTTTGTTCGGGACCACTTGCGAAGCTGATTAACTGAACGCTTCTGCACAGTACCCTTGCCAGCGCCTCGCGCGTAAGGCTGCGAGTCGTAATTTGGAATAAGGATTGCATCCTTTATTGCTTGAACATCAGCTTCTGCTTGCGTGCTTTCAACTTGGCGCTTTACGCGCTCCCACGGCATCATTACCACGAGTCTTGCTCCTTCGGCTTTCTTGTTCTCCAGGACCTTATCGCATTAGAAACAGCCATGCCATCAAGGTCCTTGTTGACAATCTGTCTAGCTTCTGTGTAATTAAAAGGTATAAGTCGCACTCCGTCAACTATACCAACTCCTTTAAATGAAGGAAGCCTTCCCCACCATTTTGGCACAACGAACTTGCCGTCTTCAAACTGCAGCTCGATGCTCTCGCTAATGTCAAGCACTACTTTTCGCCTTCCTCGTCGCCTTCGGACTCAGTGTTTGAGCCAATCGCAACCATGGCCATCTCGAGCCCTGCATAATCTTCCATATCAAATGGGTTTTCCTTTCGGAAAGTTTCCCAGAAGCCATCGTACTCCTTGTCGTTAACATGTTCCAGCCTTGTGAGTTCTTCTTCGACATGGCGCTGGTATTTGATCTGCTGGGGAACGCTTCGTTTAACCCTTGAAAGCACCTTGTGGCACTGCTTACAAACGGAGTATCTTTTTTGACCCTTTGCTCTGGGGACCATTGGCTCTGGAATAAGGTCTTGCTCCATATGGTCCTCACCGACCATTATTGTGCATAGGGCGCACCTCGGATGCGCCCGATGTATCTCCTCGTATCTTCTCATGACTGGCGCCAGGGTCTTCTGGATGCGCCGTATAGCCAGCACGATATCGAGAATACCGCCCTCAGCGTCGTTTAGCTCTAAGCACAACCGGCACTTGACTGCCGTATCTTCACACATGCGGCAATTATACATAGACCGTAAATACTAGTCATTGACACGCTATGGTAGATTCATGTAGGAAGCAAAGGTCTTGCAATAATGAATATAAGAGGGGATGATTCGATGGTGCTTATACGGGACTATCTGCTGACACCGATGTCTAACAGGGGTTCCGATCGGCCTGTCGACGGCCATAAGAATTGGGGGTCTGATCTTGGACTTTAAAATTTACACCAACGCCCTGAAGGCCTATGAGTCTGAAAATGGCGAGCGATATGTAACCGGAACAACTTCTTCAACAATTCGGGACCTGCATGGCGATGAGATGTCGCTGGATGCCCTGAAGACAATGGCTGAAACAGCCAGACAGAATATGACGGTGTTCCTCAATCATAATTACAATGTCCCAGAGGACCTTTTTGGCTCCGCCACGGATGCCCAGATTGTTAGACGATATGACAGCGAAACAAACGAAGAGGTTTATGACCTCGATCTCAATATTCGGGTGGTAAACGAAGACGAAAACCCAGAGGCGCTTCGCGCTTATCGCGCAATCAAGCGCGGGGTTAAGCTTGGTCTCTCCATTGGAGCCCGCGTTGAAAAGGCGCGTCGCAAGGCTGCCGAAGGAGACAGGCCCGAGTCAATCCTTATTGAGAAGGTTCGCCTACTTGAGGCGAGCGTTGTTGGCATTCCTGCCAACCAGAGATCCTACCTGCAGAACGCAGTAAAGAGCCTCCGCTCTGGTAGCGTCGATATTGACGAGCTTGAGGGCGTGATCGAAGAAGAGAAGTCAGAGACAGAAGTAACCTCTAAGGCAGAGGCTGGCTCCGTCATTGCTGGGGACTGGGTTCTCTGGTCAAATGAGGACGGCGAGACAATGTGCGGCGCTGTTGAGTACGTTATGACCGAAGGCACCCTTGGTGCTGAAGGTTCAGAGTATTCAATTGAAGCCACACCAGAAGATCCAGCAGCTCTTGTTCGCATTTATGAGGGCGAAGAGGGAAACTGGGAAGCAACCGAGATGCTCGTTGGCCAAAAGGTCAGCGCTCTCACCAAAATTAATCCGCTCCCTATGGCGGAAGAAGACGAGGAGACAGAAATGTCAGAGACCGAGAAGGATCTCTTCGCTGGGGAGGTCGTTGAGACCGCCGCCGGGGACGAGACCAATGATCTAGAGAAGAAGACCCGCGTGACCGTTACGGTCAGCACGGATTCTGAAGAGAAGCAGCCAGCTGCCGCATCTGTTGCTCCCTCCGCTCCGGATGCGGCAGCCGCGGACTCAGAGGAGAAGCTTGATGAAATCAAGGCTTCTGCCGAAGATGTGGCCGATGGCGAAGTTACTGAGAAGGTAGAGGACGAGAAGGAAGTCGTTGAGGAGGAGCCTGTCGACGCCAATGTCGAGGCCCTGCAAGAGCTCGGCGCTGAGCTCGTTACCGGCGACGCCGAAAAGTCCATTGCCGATGAATCATCCGTACAGCCCGAAGTGGCCGAGGCGGTTGTTATTAGTGTCGAGACCGAGGCCTCTTCCTTTGAGGAAGTGGAGTCGATCGCGAAGTCAGCTCTCGATGCAGCCAATGCTGCTCAGGAGGAGGTTACCGCCCTCGCGGCAAAAGTGACCGAGCTCCTTGAGTCGAAGGCCAAGGTCGAAGAAGATCTTGCGAAAGCGCTCGATCTTATTGATCGCATTAGCGATCTTGGGATCGGTCGAAAGTTCGTCGACAGGAATTCACAGAAGGTCAACGTCAAGGCCGCAGAGCGCGCGCCTTGGTTGAGCCCATATGTTCAGCGCGTCCTTGAGGCGCAAGACGAGGAGTAAAAATGTCTGAAGTACGAGAGAAGTTGGAAGATGTCGCGAAGGGCCTAGAGTCCCTTAACGGCACTCCGATCGGACGAGATCTCGATGTCGAGAAGAAGTCCGACTTTGATCCCGCTGAGGCCTATGCAGTTCAGCGAGAGCTTCGCAAGAAGTTCTCAAAGATGACTGCAACGGAACTCAACGAGATGCTTGATGTTCAGGCGTCGCGCGAAGTTGGGAAGCAGGCAGATGCCGGTATTCTCAATCAGCTCGCGATGTCGAACCCACAGATTGCAAAGGCCCTTGATAGCTCGGCCGGTACGGCGCTCATCCGCCAGGACCTCGAGCCAATCCTTTACAGCCTGTTCGTTAAGAAGTTCCCATTCTTTGAGCGTGTTCGCAAGGAGCCTGCAAACGGCCTCGTGCACGCGTTCAACCAGCAGACCGCTTACGGTGATGCAGTCTTCCAGACGGAGACCGGCACTGTAACGGATGACACCGCGACTTACAGCCGCCAGACGACCAATGTGGCCGTTCTTGCGACCCGCCGTGGTATCACGCTTAAGAATCAGTTCGCGCTTGGTCAGGGCGGCTCGCCGTTCAATGGCCTTTCGCAGGAGCTTGGCAGCGGCGTAACCGCCATTGCGCACAAGCTTCAGAAGACCCTGTTCCAGGGCAACGCAACCGTTACCGCGAGCGCGGGCGCAGCAACCGAGCTTGGTGCTTATGACGCCAACTCGTTCGATGGCCTCCGCAAGCTTCTTGGTACGGCTGCTTCAGCTGGCAACGAGATTGTTGGGAAGGGCACGGCTTCGTACCTTTCAACCATCAATACCGCTGTCGCTGGCGTCCTGGACAACGGTGGCGCTCCGTCGGCCGTCATCTGCACCCCAACCGACTACGCAGGCCTTGTGAATGAGCTTACAAACCTCGTTCGTTACAATGCGCCTTCGCAGACGGAGCAGGCTGCTGGTGCAACCTTCGGTTCCGTCGTGACGGCTGCTGGCTCACTGCCAATCCTTGCCGTTCCT